AGATCTGGACGAAGTCCTTGTCCTCTGCTTTTCTAATGCCTCGCCCAATTGATTGTATAACGCGGACAAAGCTCTTTCCGGGTTCCAAAAGGACCAAATTAAAAATCCGAGGAATGTTAATACCAACAGCGGCCACACCATAAGTCGCCACAGTAATCTTTTCATTGCTAGTTGCATGTTCTTTATATTCTTCTTTACGTTTTGATCCTTTTACTTCACCCGAAATAAAAGTTGTATCTTCTAACATTTCTGTTAGCATATTGCCTGTGTCAATTCTATTAACTAGAACTAACGTGTTGCCTGACTCTGCTATGCCTTTAATTAATTTGCCTATATATTGCATTCGATCTTTATTAGTTACCAAATACTTTAATTCTTCTGCATAAGATTTAAATTCTGGTAGATCTACTAATTGTACTACATTTACGTGTAAATTGCTAAGAATTCCGAGCTCTTGTAACTCGTGTGCTTTGATGCCGCCTACTACTGGTCCAATACTGGCAAAGATTGGTTCTGCTTCAAATGCATCCTTAGGAACAGTACCAGTCAATCCCCAGCGAATAGGACTGTTAGCTAGATTATGTGTTAGCAAGTTTTTCAATACATCTGCTTTAGCCATATGTACTTCGTCAACAATAACTGTTTCCACACCGTACAAAAACTCTGCCAAACTCAATGCTTCTTCCAAATCCCAATTTTTAGATTTTTTGTCTAGTACATTAAGACTTTGCCAAGTGCAAATAGTGTGTGTATGACCAATCATTTTACGATCTCCGAAATACACACCAACATCTAAACCAACATTAAGGAAATCTTCTTCAGTTTGTGTGACAAGATCCTTGTTAGGAACAATAGTTACTGTACGACCATATTTTTCGGCGCAATGGGCTAGTGTTGCAGTCATGATAGTCTTACCAGCACCTGTAGCTACTTCTTGCAATGCCTGCGTATGCTCAAAGAATCTGTTAACAATCTCTACTTGGTCATCTCTTAGTACGATAGGCTGACCTTCGAATCTATGACCTTTAGGCCAAACTTTGCCTTGATCTGCCCAGTATGTAGTTGTAACTTTTTCAAATGAAATTTTTGAAGATTTTCGTAAGTCTTCAATTTCATCAATTTCTACATTACAAGCATCTAGTATGCCTAAGACTTTTTCTAGTTGATTCAAGTAACCTACACCTCCTAAACCAAACAGACTAACCGTGCCATCCCATCGTCCTAATTTATATGCAGGTCTATATCTTGCAGTTGGGTCCTCATACTTAAAATTTGCCACAAGTTTCTTACGGACATCAAGAGAAAGTCCTTCTAGTTTAATGTTAACTTCGTCTTTTATGATTAATTTCACTGTCATACAAGGATAGGTTCTTTTTCTGAATAATAAATTATCAAGTCGCTGGACAAGGCATACGCACTGGTTTTATTATTTCTTAAATTATGATTTAGTGCTATTACACTCATAGGCTTCCACTCATTTTTTAGCAAAAATTTAGGGATTTTTCCATTTTGTACACCAACTATTTTTGTTTGTTTATCAACAGGACAATTATATTTCTTGTCAGCAATATGCTGGTTAAATTTTTTCCCGTCCTCGTTGTTATCAAATCTGAAGTAAATTCCTATACCGTCAAAAATTCCATTTTTTTCCAAATTTTCGGTCAAATTTTGAAGGTCGTCTAAACATTGTTTTTCGTTATGACTTTCAAAAACAACTAGGCAAGGAAATCTCTTTAAGTCCACTAAAGATTTAAAAATTTCTTCCAATGGATGATTATTTTTTCCTATCCAGAAAACAGATTTTTCACGCATTGCAATTTTTTCGGTCAAATTTTCAGGATTTTTTATAGGGTCGCAAGAGTACTGATATCTTACTCTTCGGTCATTAACGATAGCAGGTGTCAGTGGAGTTTCAAGACCTAGTTCGTCAGTAATACATTTTTGAAAATTTTGATTAGAAATATTACCGATATGAAATTGACCTAAAATTTCCTCTTTTTTCCAAGATTTTATGGTATTATAGTATTCTATGATTTTTTCGTCTATTGAAAACTTATAATTTTTAAGTGCTTCGACTAATAAGACAATATTTTTTTCATCTAAGTCAACAAGGTATAATTTTCCATTAGTTACTGGTTCGAAGCCGGCGATTTTTTTCGTCATTTCTTGCATAATTTTTCGCAAATTGCTAGAAAACGAAAATTCTATGATAATTTTTGTTTCTTTTTCGGGGTTGTTAGACAAATACATTTTTCTAACAATTTCAACAACACGAAAAGGTTTTGACCAGAGCCCGGCACTTAAAACATTTTCAAAATCTGAGTAGTGTTCGGAAATTTTGACCTTATTTTCTGTCAAAATTTTGGTCAATAACTCTGCTTGGTTAGCAGTAAAGAAATTTCCATTAGACAAAGACGAATTTAAACTTTTAAGAACTTTAAAATCTCGACTCGAGACAAATTCTTCCATTTTAGGAGTAGAGTAATTTGCAAAATTTATAAAAAATTGATCTATAGTCAGCATATTAGTATTATAACATAAAAGTATGATATGTCAACACCGAAGGCAAAAAAATAGGCCTATAAATATTTAAGGCCTATACACACTAGTTTGGTTAACCGCATTAAAGTGATGCGTCTTCCATACCAGCAACACGCAACTTAACAATGTTTGTAATTTGCCATTGTTTTTGATCTAATGCTTTGGTAATTCCAAGCCATTTGTTGCGTAGCAAGGCAAATTCATTAATAATTTTTTCAAAATCTACAACGTCAGCTTCACCTTCTACGAATTTTTCACAATCCCTAGAAGATAAAGCTCGTTGATAGTTTTCTAAATACTTTCTAAAGTGCTGACTTTTAAGTCGACGAAGCTCAATATTCAAATATTCCAAAATTGCCTCAATTTCTTGAAGCTGACTGAATCGTTGTTCAACAATACCTGGCATTGCTGCCGCAGCTCGTTCAACATTACCTGTGATGCGACATTCTAACCTTGCATCTTGCAATTCAGTGTTAAAAAAATCGACAGCATCGGGGATGTGCGATATGTCTTTTGAAATTTTTGTATACCAGCTCATTAGAATTCTAATTCTTTATAATCGTCGTCATCTTCTTCGTCTTCTTCGTCTAAGTAATATTCTATAGCCTGGTCAAGTACGCTGTCAACGCCCATGGCACTTTGCATGACACGGTCGCTGACACCATAATCTGCTAAAAGATCTACATAGCGTTCGGCTGCTGCCTCAATTTGTTTCTTTTCAATAAAATCGCTAAACAGCATCCAAATATCACCAATTTGAGATTCATTCAACATGTTCTTCATTCTCCTCAGGAACGGTAGTTGTAGGTTTGATATGAAATTTTTCCATTATCATATCTAATTTATCATCTTTCCATTCTTTTCGGTAGAATTTGAACTCTTCTCCAGTCTCCGGATCGACCCACTTGAGTCTATTACCTTCTTGCTTGAGCAAGCCTTCCTTCTCAAACAAATCGACAACACCACTATAAGGGTTCATGCCTGTTTCATAAGGAATTTTAACTTGAACACCTTCAAAAGGTTTAGCATAACGTGTCTTCATGATCTTGCATGCGGCACGAATACCATTTACTTCTGAAACTTTGTTGCCATCTTCATCTTCTTTAAGTTTTAGCTTCTTCATCGCAACTACAATGCTAGATGCATAGATAAAACCTTGTCCGCCTGAAATTTTATCATCGGGATCGAACATATCTTGACTTGCGTATGTGTGATTAGTTGCAACTAAGCCAATATTTAGACTACCAAACATGTTAACACAGTTACGAACAAGTGCTGTNNCCTGCTTCAAACTGATTAACATCGGTTGGAGTAAGCAACATACCAAGACTATCAACTACAAACAAGACCTTTGGTCGTGTTTCTTCAGGCATTTCTTTGTATTCTTTGATAAACTCGTTAATAGTTTTAGCAACATCGTCGATCATTGCCATATTGAGTTTGAGTAGCTTGTCTTCGCTAGTATCAACACCAAGTGCTTTGAGCCATTCTTCATCAAGAGCATTTTCGCTGTCAATTAGAACAACATAAATTCCTTGTGCTTGTGCATTTTTGACAATATTGCCAGAGCAGATATAAGACTTGCCTGCGCCCGACTCACCGGCAAATACAGTTACCTTACCTAGAGGAATTCCTCTGTGAAAATCACCACTAATAAGATAATTTAAGGCGTAATTGCCAGTGCTGACCCAATCAGTTGGGTCTGTAAACCCTACACTAAGTCCGTCAATAGACTTAGTCAAAGTTTTTCTAAATTTCGATAAATCGAAGGCTTTTGTAGCCATAATTATTCTCCTAAAATAGATAACTTGGGCGTACGGTGATCAACCCGCAGAGGCCCAAGCCGTGTTTTACTTCTGACGATTGCGGATCATTGCCAAGATATCTTGGGCTCGGCTATCACCACCGCCTGTGCTTGCAGGTGCTTCTGCTTTTGGTGCAGGTGCCTCTGCTTTAGGAGTTGCTTTTGGTGCAGGTTCATCGTCGTAGTCATCGGCTGCTGCCTTTGTAGATGTTTTAGCCTGCGGATCACCAGTTGCGGCACTCATGCCAGCTGGTTTAAAATACTGACCCCAACGATCCATGTCATATGCTTCTCCGTCAACAGACGCTTCAAACATTTCCTTCATTACTTTAAGCTCAACATCAGTTGGCTT